AACTGACATTGTTACCAGTAACGTTGACCTTAATATAGGAACACAACAAGCCGGCGGAAACATTAGAATTGGAAATGTGCTTCCTGGTTCCATTGAACTTGGTGGCAACACTACCGGTGCAACAATTAAACTAGGTAGTACAACTTCTACTGTTAATATTCCAGGTAATGTTACCAGCACTGGTAACATTGCAACAGGCAATACCAACTCTATCAGTATTGGTACTTTGATCATAACTGACGACTCAATTCGTTCCAGTGAACATAATATTACCATTGGTAGTCCCGGCAACATTGGCAACGTTATTATTGGTGGTAATTTGACAGTACAAGGCAATACCACAACTATTAACTCCAATGTGGTCAGTACAAACGATTTGACATATAACCTTGCCAACAATGCCGTTAGCGGCGCTGCAGCCGATGGCGGCGGTATTGAAGTCGGACCAATTGGTAGTCCGTACATCACTTGGTTGTACAGCGACGCAGGCAATGCCTGGGTAAGTAGTGGTTCAATCAGTGCTGCAGGTAATGTCGTTGCCGTGGGTAATGTCAGTGCCACAGGTAATATCTCAGGCAGTCGCATTCTTGGTAATGCTCAACAGTTAAGCAACGTGGGTCAAAGTTTTGCTGTGACCAACGTTGACGCCGCTAATTATATCTTTAATGGAGTAGCTAACGATCCTACTGTTAGTTTGACTCGTGGTCAAACCTACTACTTTAACATGAACTGTGGCAATACACATCCGCTATGGATCAAGACAGCTCCAACTCTGGGCACAGGCAATGCTTACACCAGTGGTGTAACCAACAACGGTGTCTTTTCGGGTACAATTACTTTCCAAGTGCCTTGGGATGCTCCAAACATTTTGTACTACCAGTGCCAGCTTCACGCAGGCATGGGCGGTATATTGCAAGTAGTTGACGGTACCATGTTGCAAAACGGTAACAGCACCGTGACAGTTTATAGCAACGCAGACGTGGCCACAACCGTGGCTGGCACCAGCAACGTGTTTGTAGTATCCAGCACAGGAACTACTACCACAGGTACCGTCAGCGTCACTGGTTCTGTTACAGCAGGCGGTAATTTGAGCCTTGTTGGTAACATTGTTGATACAGGTCCGTTGACTATTATTACTAGCAGTAACGGCAATATTAGTTTGGCGCCTAACGGCACTGGTAACGTCAATATTGGCGGCAATGTCATGCCCACAGCCAATGCCACAGCCAACATTGGTAGCGCCTCGTTATCATTCAACACTGTGTTTGCCAAGGCCACATCAGCACAATACGCTGACTTGGCTGAGAAATACACAGCTGACGCTGAATATGCTCCGGGCACAGTTGTAGTATTTGGCGGCACAGCAGAAGTCACAGTCGACGCCGAAGATGGCGACACCAAAGTGGCTGGTGTAGTAAGTACCAATCCAAGTTACATCATGAACAGTGGACTAGAAAGCGAGCATGTTGCCACAGTGGCCTTGACAGGTCGTGTGCCAACCATGGTTGTTGGCTCAGTTAAGAAAGGTGACTTAATGGTTGCTGCTGGCCTAGGCCGTGCTAGAGCAGAAGCTGATCCACGGGTTGGCTCTGTAATTGGTAAAGCACTCGAAGACAGTGAGGGTGATGCAACAATTGAAGTGGTAGTTGGACGCTTCTAAACTAGAAATAATCTAGTTAAAATAGGACTCTCGGGAGTCCTATTTTTTTTTGGCTAAATATTAGATATTATTGGATAAACAATGGGCTTAACTAAACCGCGTGCCTCGCAGATATACAACTTAGACTATAAACAAGCCACACGAGTAATTATAGCCACCAATGTTGCACTCTCCGGTGGAGCTCCTAGTCAAGTGGACGGTGTTAGTCTTAGTTTAGGCGATCGAATTCTAGTCACAGGGCAATCAACAGCTAGTCAAAATGGACTTTATCTAGTTGCAACTTTAGGTTCTGGGGGTAATGGTACCTGGACAAGAACCGGCGATGGCAACGAAACCGGAGAAATTGAAGCCGGCATGATTATCATGGTCACCGAAGGGGTTGTATATCAAGACACACAGTGGAAGCTGATCACAGACAATCCTATTGTTATTGGCACCACGCCGTTGACTTTTACACAAAATTATAGCGCCAATTCAATATCGAGCGGTACAAGCAATGTAACTGTTTTTTCAAATGCTAATGTGACCATTAGTAGTGCTGGTACATCAAATGTATTAACTATAAGTTCTACCGGAACAGTAACGTTGGGAATAGCAAGTGCTACTGGCAATGTTATTGGTAACTATATTCTTGGTAACGGAGCTTTACTTACTGGAGTTATTACCAGTGTAGCCAACATCAACAACGGTACAAGTAACGTCACGGTAGTGTCGTCTGGTGGAAATATCACAGTGGGCGTTAATGGGACTGGCAATGTGGCGGTGTTCAGTACTAATGGATTAGATATCACAGGCAATGTCAGTGCAACTGGTAATGTTACAGGTGATTATATTTTAGGCAACGGTAGTCAACTAACTGGCATTGCAACAAACAGTATTAACGCTGGAAATAGCAACGTTGTAGTAAATGGAACTGATGGCAACGTAACTATTGGAATCAATGGCGTGGCCAACACGGTAGAAGTCAGTCCAGGCGAGCTTACTGTATATGGTGTGTTTTCTAATCCTAAAACTATCAGCAGTAACGTGGTCATTGGACCCAACATTAATTCCATGTTAATTGGCCCCATTGCTGTGGATCCAGCTGGCAACATCTTTGTGCCCACAGGCAGCACATTAAACATATTATAAGCATAAATATAGCAAGGACATCAAAATGGCACTAATACTAGACGGCACAACAGGTATATCAGCTACAGGTAATATTACCGGTGGAAACGTCATTGCCTCAGGAACATTATATGTAGGATCGTTTTCGCCTTCATCTGTTTCAACAACAGGTAACGTTACTGGTGCATATATTATTGGTAATGGTAGTCAATTAACCGGTCTACCGGCTGGATACACTAATGCCAACGTGGTTAGTTTATTGGCCGCGTTTGGATCAAATTCTATTTCCACCACCGGAAATGTCACCGCTAGCAATCTTAACAGTTCAAATGCTGACTTGGCAGAAATGTATAGTGCCGACGATGAGTATGCACCGGGCACCTTGGTTAGGTTTGGTGGTAATCAAGAAATTACAATCACTAATTCTAGTCACTGCACACAAGTGGCCGGTATTGTATCAACAAACCCAAGTTACTTAATGAATAGCGCACAAACGGGCAACCATGTTTTACCGGTGGCACTGACAGGTCGAGTTCCGTGTCAAGTGGTAGGAACTATTGCTAAAGGCGACAGACTGGTATCAAGCAACATTGTCGGTGTAGCCACAGCACTAGATAAAAATTTATACGAGCCTGGTTGTATTGTTGGTAAAGCTCTTGAAGAATATCAATCCGTCAACGTAGGAGTAATTGAAGTAGCAGTAGGCAGATTCTAATGGACGCTAGATACCGAACTGACTATGCTGGTGAGTTTGTCATAGTTGAAACCAAGTGGTCCGGTGGTAAAAAATCAGAACAACGCGAATGGATTCCAAACACTATTGAGAATCATCATCTTAGCGGTCGCGCGGCCTGCATTGGCAGCACGTTAGATCTAGAACGATTTGACTATACCAGACTGGTGCGTCATCGTGGCGGATTACTTGGAAGTAAAAAATTGCAAACTTATGGCACAGGAGAAATTGCTCAACAAATGCGCTTGGACTTTACTGTGGAAACCAACTCTACTAATATATCTAAAATTTTAGAAACTGAATATCAGATTGATAACATTGTGTACACTAGCCCACGTCATTGTATCACTCATCCTGGAGAATTTTATCTAATTCCTATGCGTCCTATGATAGTTGATCTAGCCACAGTGATATATCTAGCGGCATTTGATGGACACAAAGAAATATTCATGTTAGGCTACACAGATCAAACCGATGGCGGAAACAACAAATGGCTTGAACAAATTGCTAACATATTTTCCGCATACACTGGTACCAAATTTTATCTAATAGGCGAATCAAGTCGCATGCCTGATGTTTGGGTTAATTGCCCTAACACTCAAACTATGACTTATCTTGAGTTTATCAGTTATTGTGATGTATCGCAGTAGTCAACACTGGATTCAATAGTTGATATTTTGTTTTGTACAGCTTCAAAATTTACTGTACTCCATAATCCAGGGTGCATTGGCTTGGGCCATGTACCAGAATTAATCCAGGCATATCCTATGTGCTCGTCATTGAGCTTGGGGCAGAATTCATTATTGACTAGACAGAAAAACGTGTGATACTCAAACCCTGCGTCAGCGGTGGTAAATTTTTCTAAAGGAATCATCCTAAAATATTCAGGAACAAATCCCATTTCCTCGCGACATTCTCGATTCATGGCGTCCAGTAAAGTTTCACCTACTTCCGCTCGCCCTCCGGGCAATCCCCAAGCACCTGGGTGTTTAGGATCATTACGCATAAGATATAAGTATCGTCGAGTATCAATTGCGTAAAACCAAACACCTACTGCTGTTACAATACTAGTGTCCATTGTCCTCCTGGATATAAACCTTGATATGATTTAACCCACGCAGATCCAGTCCAACGGTACTGTAATTCTGTGGTAATGTTTGTGACATATTGCATGTTTTCAGGACTGCTGGTGCTGTCAAATACTACTACCCAACGCTCTCCATCATATTCTACGATGTCGTTGGCGTGTGCTACTAACGGTTGCCCATCAACACCTTCCCATGCATTGGGATTAGTCAATCCTGGGTTGTCATAAGATCCAGTAGACTGTGTAAACAAGTATCTTGTTCCGGTAGTAGCCGCTGCTAGTCCTGCTCCTGGACCACTGGCAATAGGATCAATTACAGCATCAATCGGCTCCAACGTGTTTGGTGGTACAGTGCCGGCATTTACAGTAAACAATAAAAATCTATCATCAGTTGGATCATAGGCCACAGTTCCGGTTACATCTGTGCCATCCGGTTGTTCCAGCGTGATATAACTAATTCCTGACCGCAACGTACCGTATAGGTCGATAATACTGTGCCAAAGTAGGTTACTGTTGGGGCTATCTGGTGGATTTAAACTGGCGTTGGGCTCATCAATAACCTGTTGTTGACGCAAGGCCTGTAATTTGTTGTCAATTAATAAAACCTGGTACCTGTAAGGTGTAAACCGTTGACGAGTGCCCAACAATAAATCACTGTTGGTTAAGGCATGATCGAGATCGCCTTGTGCATCATAGACGCTGGCAATGATGCGTTCAATAACACCAAGTTTCTTGACCTTAGCCGGCGGAGTAATCCACATGGGTAAGGTAAATGATAGTGTGGCTATATCAATAGGATTGTCTGCATTGATAGGTATAGTTCTACTTGACCAACGTACATCTTTGAGATACAGTACCGTCAAACTGGTCCAATCAATATAGTTGTCGGTGCTCTGAATTTCTAATCCGGGATTGAATAAGGTCAATATTTGTTCTAGCAACTGCATCTTTTGATTGGTGTTGCTGGTCCAGATGTCAAGATTTATGGTCATTTCATAAGGCACAGGCATAGCACGTTCAATAGTAAACGCATTACCTTGCGTGGTCTCGTACGTGTCTGTAGCAGAGTCATAGGTGCGTTGCCGCACGGCTATGTTGTTTACAAAATACGGTTCTTGCATTCGAGGCCGATCATATTTTAAATCTGTGATATAAAAGGTCATTAATGGAGTACTTGGCATGTCACTGGCTGAATTATTCTGCAGAATGGTTTGGGCCTGACGACTGGCGTCACCGTAGCGTACCGGTACACGGATCAAGGTATCCACTGAGCTACCGGGCCCTTGACCAGCTTCGTTGGCACCGTACTCAACATCAAAGTTTGAGAATATTCTAGCAAACTGTAGCAAGAATCTGCGTATTTGTTGATCGTAAAAAAATTGTGCCATTAGCGTCCTGGTGGTCTTGGGTTAGGTGGTAATCCACCACCTTGGTCACCGTTGTCGGGTTTGATTTCAAGTATCTGGCTGAGACTTTGTCGACTTGGAATGTTGCCAACGTCTGTAGTAGGCACAGTGTAGGTGTTGTTTACAAAGCTGGCTCGTTGTGTAAGTGCCTGTGTAGCATAGTCAAGATCAGTACGCACATTGTCTGTGATGGCCAACCAAATTCTGCCATCGAAACGAAACAGTCTGTTGGGGAAATAATCTAGCCTCAAACAGTAGTCCCCTGTAACAGGTGTGGGCGGAAATTGTACACCGGGAGTAACCGGTAATCCATTGGGCGCATGAGTCGAACCGGTAAGATATCCTTGTGCGTACCCAAATCCTTTGGGTGTAATTCCTTCACCGGTCTGTGTTCCATCTACTGTGTTAGTAGTGTTGTCAGCAGTGAGCCCAGCACTGGTAGGTTCACCGTTGGGTCCGGTTGGAAGGATATAAAATTTAACATTATCGTATCCACTCAGTGGGACATCTTGATAGGCTTGCGTAAGTATGGCATCATTAATAGCCAAGTCCTTGGGCCGCGTACTTTGTTTGTCGCCTACTGTGTCAGGATTATTAATGATAGTCCAGTAGTTGATATTGGTAATATCAGTACCAGCCGGCACATTTTGTGAGGCTTGGTAATAGGTATCGCCGTAATTTACAATAGTGCCAGCTGGATAAAAATTTCCATTGTCCCAGATGTTTTCCGGCATGAATGGTTCGTTAATAATCTGACTGTACTCTTGAGCATTAACCAATGGGGTGGCTTTGATACGCCATAAATGTGGCAACCAGGTTTGGCTAAATCCCTCGCTAGCAAAATTAGCATCTTGGATCACATAGTATCTGGCCAGGCTTTTAACCAAGGTAGTGTCTAACGGATGATAATCTCTGAGATTGGGCAATTCAATAACATCACCGACCATGAGCTTGCGCCCAAACGTATCAATCATGTCATTGTAATGAAATGTGATAAACAGCGTGTCGCCATTTAAAAATAATCCAAATTGTGTCAGATCAAAATCAACGTCTTGAGTGCGATAAACACCACGCATGACATACACATTAGGATCGTATACACGATCGCGGTTTTCCAACAGCAACAAATCCTCAATAAACAAAGGATTGGTTGAATTATAATTTGGAATGGTAGCATCGTTGTTACCATTGTCTGTGCCTGCACCTTGTGGTCCTAAATATTTGTGGACATAAATGTCAAGCCCACCAACTGTGTACATTTCGGATATAGTACGATCCAAAAACTGATAATCATTGGTTCTATTAGGGCGATAGAGCGATAAGCGTGGCATAGTCATGTATTTAGCGGTTAGATTGACTTGAAAATCAAAAGCCAGTATAATTACAAAATGGACGAGTTATTTCAACGCTTAGATCTTGCCGAAAAGCAAATAGCACAGGTTAAAAACAAAGTAGCCCGTCGCGACCTGCTTAAAATGACACGGGCCGTAGATCAAGCTATTGTAGCCGCAGATATGGAAAGCGTAGAATGTCGCAGACTACACAAAGAAACATCACGCCACAAAGAACTGGTTCAAAAGGTCAACGATTTACTTACAAACTTAGAACAGCATATTACCTTTGCTAGCTTACTAGGTTGACCTTGCTCAAAACTTACTATACAATAAAGACTATGGCAAAATCAAACGAAATCAAAAGACTAAACCCCAAGGGTGCAGAAACCAAATATGTGGGCTTTGAGCCCGAGTGGAAATTCCAACCCACTGAGGAAAATCGTATCAGCAGTTTTGCTAATGCGTTCCAGTGGTACAATTATCACTATGGTAAAAAAGACGCCAAGGATATGCTGTGCCATTATTTGGAACACAACAATCGTAAGACGGATGCCAAGACCATGCGTGGTATTCCTGACAGTCAAATTCGTCTTACTCCTGCCTGGGTATGTCGAATGACCTTGCTCGGACTCATGCTCAACGAACATGAACAAAGTATTGTTGACGAACAAATCTCTTCAATGCTCAAAGTCAAGCAAGAAAAGAAACGTGAACAAAGCGAAGTTGATGCCGACACTGCGGTAGCCAAACTCACAATCCAAGATCATCTGCGTGAAAAAGTAAGTGAATGTTGTGGAGAACTTGAAGGCATGTTCGATGATTTTGTTGTAGCCGGCGCAAAGATGAGTGCTGATTTTAGCCCAATCAAACTCATGCGTGGTATGAATATCAGTCCTAACATGACCAGCACCGTGAGTGCTGTGTGGGAATTACGTCTAGCAGAATTTAATGAAGTGCTTGAAGGGGCCGACGCTGACCTAGTTGAGGGGTATAGTCATCTTACAAAAATACAACTTCGTAATTGTGTGAAATTCTGCGAAGCAGTAATCAACGACTGTAACAGTTATGTTCAGCTTAAAAAAGTAGAACGCAAACCACGTGCCAAAAAAGCAGTTAGCCCAGAAAAACTCACACGCAAATTTAAGTTTATGAAAGAGTTTGACGAACTTAAACTTAAATCAGAACCGGTTACTAAATTAGTTGGCGCCAGCGAAGCATGGTTGTATGACACAGCAAAACGCAAACTTATCCACGTTATGTCAGACAGTCATATTGGCACGTTTACAGTCAAAGGTAGTGCTATTGTGGGATTTGATGCTCTAACAACTGTACAAAAAACACTCCGCAAACCCGCTGAGCAAATTAAAGCGGTCATCAGTGGAGGCAAACCAGCAGCCCGTAAAGCATTTGGCGAAATTAAAGCCACAGAAACTAAATTTAACGGTCGCGGCAACGACAATTTGATCATACTCTGGGCTTGGTAAACAGCTAAATACAGGGAACACGGAGCTTCCTTACATGGCCTTAGAAAATCAATCCAGCTTAGATACATTAAAACAAAATCTTATCGATTATGTACG